GAATACAACATCCTGCCCAAGTATTTAAGACTGATTTTGGTATAGCATGGGCTAATAGACTTGGTGTATTTTTATACGATGGACAGAAAGTTACTAATTTAACAGAGAAACAAGGTCAGAAGCTTATAGACTGGCCTAGTCAAATTACTTCATCTATGACACCTATGGTTGGTTATACTCCTAAGAGTAGGCAGATCATTGTTTTTGAAGATACATCAACTGCTGGTTTTTATGTTTGGATATATGATCTCGATACTAGGAGCTGGGTAAGAGGAACTCATGATGCTACTAATAGAAATTTTGATACATTTAAGACTAACTTTGTTATTAACGAAAATGAAGATTTAATATTTGCTACTGCTGCAAGCGCTAGCTCTGGAGTAACTCATTATTTTGTAAAATGGACTGATTCACCTAAGCTAGCTGATGCTTTAGATATAAAAACTAAGGAAATAGATTTTGGTAACCCAGCAGCTAGGAAAAAAGTTTATGCTGTTCATGTTTCATATCAAGCAGGTTCTAATACAACTGCAGTTGTAACATTAGTAGCTCAAACATCTAGTGGATATACTACATATACTTTTAAAGACGGGACCGCAGGAGGAGCAACAAGTACATTGTATGACGGTCAAACACTAGATTCTACTGGTGGTGTATGGAAAACAGCTATATTAAAACCATCTTCATCTATTAATAATATTTATTCTGCTTATGTTAGAATAGCAGGGACTGATGTTATAGCTACTTTTAAAATAAACGATATATCAATAGTATACAGAGTAAAGCCAGTAAAATAATGCCTGGACAAGAAACAGTTAATCCAAGAACAGTCCAGCATACTTCACAAAGAAGGTTAAGTGTTAATAGTTCTCCTGATGCTATTAATTTAACTCCTAATGGTGAACCTACTCTAATGTATAGATCAGATGGAGGTTTGTATTGGGTAGTAAAACATAACGGTGTTATACACAATTTAAAGTTTCAGTCAGGTCCTATTAGAGATAGGAAAGATTATGTTGATATTAGCTTAGAAATACAGAAGGATTTACTTGTAAAGAATGATGTTATAGTTAATAGAAAGGTTGGGATTGGTAACAATAATCCTGGAGGCGTTGCAAATGGTCTTTCACTTGCGCCTGATTTAGAAATTCGTGGAGGAATTGGCACTGGGGCAGCAGCTGCTGGAGTACTTACTCTTTCAACTGCTGAAACTACAGTAGTCGATGCTGATGTTTTAGGTGCTATAGTTTTTCAGTCCCCACTTGAGGCAAGTGGCACAGATGGAGTACTGTCTGGTGCTGCTATATGGGCTGAAGCTGACGGTACGTTTTCTTCATCTGTTAATAATACTGAACTTGTTTTTGCTACTAATACTTCAGCTGCAGCAACTGAAAGAATGAGAATAGATGCATCTGGTAATGTAGGTATAGGTAATAATAACCCTGGTTCTATATTAGAAATCAGTAAAGTTTCTGGTCAACCATCTTTAGAATTAAGTGCTTGGTCAGCAACGGCTACAGCAGCACACGCTGGTGTTCTTAAATTTCAAAAATCAGGTACGGCTACAGTGAACACATTTACTGCTGGAGACCATACTACTGCTGGTGAGGTATTAGGTCGTATTGAGGCTTATGGTGTAGATGACGCTGATGGTGCTACCTTATCTTCGTATATAGAATTTGCTAATGATGCTATCTCTGATGCTGATTCTTCACCTGGCAAAATTGTTTTTGCTACTTCCGATGCGGATGATGCTGGTACTCCAACAGTAAGAATGACAATTGATGATGATGGTAATGTAGGTATTGGCGAAATTGCCCCAGAGGGTAATTTACATATATCTTCACTGACTGATGCTACATTTATATTAGAAGCTGATACTGACAATAATCCAGAGACTGACAATCCTAAAATTGAAATGAGACAGGATGGTAATGCTGTTCATGGTTTACTAGGTATTACTGGAGACGCTGGTACATTATATGGAAATTCTTTAGCAAATACTGTTTATTTAGAATCTAAAAATAATAGCTCTGCGACTTCAAATATACAATTTGTTACTGGTGGAGATTATGACGCTCCCGTGGCTGGGTCAGTAAGAATGACTATTATAGCTACAGGTCAAGTTGGTATTGGAACAAATGCTCCATCAACTAATGCTGATTTGACTTTAGAAAGCGGTGTGTTAAATTTAAAGGAGACTACAACTCCGACTGCTGATACTAACTATGGAAAAGTATACACAAAAAATGATAATAAATTATATTTTCAAGACGGAGCAGGATCAGAACATGAAATATCATTTGTATAGGAATATAGTCGAGAAACTATTAGATACATAATGTTAAATTTCGTAAATTAAAATGGATTATGCCACAAATAAGTAAATATAAGGCAGCTGGAAAAGCTGCTGGCAGGTACAAATCAAGATTATCAGATGTAGCTACAGCTGAGTATGCTAAAGAGCATGAAAAATGGAAAGCTGGTAGGACTCAGTCAATGATTGGTCAAGTAGGTGCTAGTGTTGCTAATATAATAGGTATTATTGGTGAGCGTAAAAAAGCAAGTGAGTTTGCAAAATATAAAGATATTGCTGCTGAGTTACCTGGTGTAGTAGCTGAAGAAGAAGAATATAAAACACTGCTTGGTAGGACAAAGACAAGAACTACTTATAAAAGTGCTATTTCTGGTAGAGAAATTCCAGAGAGTGTTTTATCTGCTATAGGATACCAAGAGAGCTTCGCTCCTGGTACTAGTGATTATGGTGATTATCAAAAAGTTTTAGAAGAAGGTGCTATATACTCTCCTACAGCAGCTAAGATGGCTACTGAAGCTACTTATGAAGCAGCTGGTGTTACAACACAAGAAGAATATGAAGAAAAAATGGGTATGGGAGAGTTTACAGAAGAAGAACTTCCATTTAATCTAACAAAGGAAGAAGAAGCACTAGAAATAGATATAAAGCAACAGGAATCTCTTGATGTAAAACTTGAGCAAATCACTAGAGGTGTCGTAGGCGATAGCAGGGAAGCAATTAGAGCTGAAGCAGAAGCTGATTTGTTGGCTCACCAAGTATCTGCACAGAGAGACCCTACACCAGAGGAGAGAGAGCTACTTAAAGGAAAGACTGACAGGTTTATAAAACAGCATGAAAGAGCTCAAACATATGAAGCTGCTTTTATTGAAGGAGCTGCTGAAACTGAAGCTGATATTTTAGAATCTGATGAAGATAAAGAAAGAAAAAGAATTGCATCTCTACAAGAAGCAGCTTTATCAAAACATCAAGATGTATCTAAAAAAGTAGACGTATCTGGCTATTTAAAAATGCCAGGTGAAGAAGGAGCTAAGTGGTTTCCTGGTAAATTGATTATAGGCGGTATTGGAGCTTTAGGTGTGGGTCTATATAAAAGTTTATTTAAAGGTGAAGACCCAGATGAGAAAGATTTGAAGGAATTTGAGATGGATCAAATGCTAAAGATGGGTATGATTACTCCTGCTTCTGGAGTAGGTCAAGCTGGTGCTAAAAAATATAGAGATAAAGTTGCTAAGAGAGATGATCTTGCTAAAAAAGCAGCTGCTACAAAGGCTGCTAAAGATAAAGCTGCAGCCGACAAAGCAGCTAGTGAATTGGAGACATTTACAGAGGAAAGTTATCTTGATTGGTTAGATGAATCATTTCCAAATATAGATTGGAAAGGTATTGAGGAGCAAAGACTTGCTAGTGCAGAACTAGAAGATACAAGGATGGAGCAGTTAGAGACGCAAGCTGGATCAGGTGAGATAGATACTCAGCAAGCATTTCGGAGAGCTTCTGCAGCAGCTAGAGCAGAGGTACATCCTCAATTAGAAGCGATTAGTAAAGCGACATCGGTAGATGATTTAGAGGAATACCTTCAATCAGATGATGAGAATGTTAGTTTTGCAGCCCAGATGAAAAAAAGGGAACTTGATGAAGTGGAAACTAGAAGACAGGAGAATATTGCTTTTGAATCTTTAACTCCAGATGAACAAGGTATATTTGAAGCTGATGTTATGGAGTACGTAGGTCCTGTTATAGGTCCTGAGTATAAATATGTAGAAGGAAATAAGCAGACAGAAGGCAGTAAAGAATGGTTTGATGCTCAGCTGAGATTCTTTAAAAGAAGAAAAGGAGATCCATTTTTCGGCTCCTTCGGTGGTAAGTCTAAATATAATCGTCAACTTGAATTTCTTGCTAGAGAAGCTGGTTGGACTGGTTCGTCATGGGAATAATAAAATGAAGATTAATACTAAAGTAGTATTTGAATGGAATGATGAGTCTAAGCAGTATGAAGAAGTATACTGCGAAAGCTATGACTATGATGGTGAAGTAGCTGATTGTCAATCAGGAGATGACGCCACTGAAGATGCCCTTGCAGCCGCTGGTTTAAGTTACGAACAAATTACAAATTTAATTCACGGACCTACGCAAGCTGCATCAGCTTTACCTTCAGCTGCAAGTATGGGGTTATTTGGAGCTGGTTCTTCACTTATAAGTACAGCTATGCCTTATTTAGCTCTTGGTGGAATGGCTCTTGGTGCTATCACTAAGCGTAATCAAGCATTCAAACAGAGAGATTATATACGGGATCAGCAAAAACAACTAGCTACAGCTGGTAAATCATTAGAAGATGTATATGGTAAAAAGATGGGTATTTTTCAAGAACAGTTTGGTGAGCAGTTAGGTCAAGCTACTTATGGTGCTGGTGAATCATTATTTGATGTTCAACAGTCTGGTGAGACTCTAGCTGGCAAGACTGGATTAAGTTATTCTGGTACTGTTCAAAGAGGTTTAAAGAGAGCAAGGCAAAAGGTAAGAAAGCAGTTTGGATTTACAAAGACTGGACTAGAAAATATATTAGGTGGTCAAATAATGGGTCTCGAAGAATGGAAATCAGGTGAAGAAGATAGACTCAAAGCTGAGCAACAAAGGCTAAGCTATGAACTTAAACAAGCTGAATCAGCTACTACTTGGAGCCCTTTTGATTAAAATGGATAAATAATTATGGCTAATGGAATATCAGATATATTAGGTGTTTATAGAGAAACTCTAGCATCAGAGAGAGAGTCTCGTATGGGCGAGATGCAGATGGCATTATCAATGATGCAGTATGAATCAGAGAGAATGTTTAGAGAAGAAGGGCGTAGACGTGAAGATGCATACCAAGGTTTAGCTTCAACTAAAGCAACTTTAACGCAAGCTTTAGGTCAAGATGTTAGTACAGTCTTAGCTGGATTATCTAGTTTATATACGATGGAGGAGGTCGATGATAGATTAGTTCCTGAAAAAATGTCTAATAAAGTTAGAAAAAAATTAGGACTAAGTGAGAATGATGAAACTGAAATATATAATATAGTTCTTATGAGTTCATCTGATTCAGCTACAATGCAAGCTTCTGCTGTAGAAAGTGCAAAACAATTTAGTGAGAGAGTAGCTGCTGAATATAAATATTGGAAAGCTCAGGAAGTCGAAGACCCTTTGACTGATGCTAAATCACCTCTATTAAAGTCTCTTACAAAAGCTGGTATTTTATATGGAGGTGAAGACAAGGTTAGAGAGTCGTTATCATTTGAACCATTTTTAGGTGTTAGTACAGGCAGAGTTGCACTAGAAAGTGTGAACTTGGAGATGTCAGAGATAACTTCTGGTGATTATGAAATACAGAGAGGTGATGAAATAGCAGCTGGACTTGGTAGAGAGCCTTATGAATATGATGAAGATGTGGACGCTGTTTTACTTGACGATATAACAAGACGATTGGAAGCTGATGTTACTGGCGGGGCTGCTGGGGCTAGGGCAGATATTTTGGCATTGTCGGAAGACATCAAAGATTATGAAGTAGAGGTTGGTAAATTGGAAGGTGAAAGAGATATAGCATTCCAACAACGTTCTAGAATGGCAAATTATATAAATGAAACTTTAAAGAGGCACCGTATACCATTTCAATCAGCTGATCCATTTTATGATCCTGATAGCCCTCAGCAGAAAAGAATGTCAAATCTTACTGGAGTAACGCATGAAGATGTTATGGAAGGTAGGGAAAGGTTATTAGAGCTAATATCTGAAACACCTGAAATTGCTAAATTTGTAGCTGAGTATGAGAGGTCAGCAACAGAGTGGGGGGATAAGTTAGTTGAAATACAAGAGGTTCAAAAAAGTATTTCATTGCTTGAAGAAGACATTGCAAAGTCTTCGGCACAAGTTTTAGATTTTAATAGATAAGGAGGAAAGAACTTGCCTGATAATTTAACTGCTCGGATTAGAGAAGAGCTAGCTAAACGTGGCACTGTAGCAACTGAAGCTCAGATATTTAATATACTTCAGCAAAGAAAGGAATCCCAGACACTACAACCTCCAAAACTTGGCGGTCCTTTCGTAGATGTCCCACAAGTAGATGCTCAAGAATCCAAAGGTGGTGTTTTAAATGCAGTAGGTGCTGGTTTATGGACAGCATTGGATGTTGCTGCTTTCGGAGCCCCAGGTGCGTTTATAAAAGAGGAGGAGTTTCTAGACCTTCAAGACCCACTAGCTAAATATACATCTGCATTTGGTGGATTAGCTGGATTTATAGCTGGTGCTCCAATGAAACTTGGTGTAAAAGCAGTATCTCTAGCCGCTAGACCTTTTATTAAAGGAGCTGGGAAAGAAGCTGTTGACTCTGTAATTAGTAATTTAACAAGAGATGGTATTAAAGCTGGTGTCAGTAGCTCGACACGAAGAAAGTCTATTAAAACATATCGCAACCTTGTTCGTAAAGCTCAGACTGATAAAGACTTAGCTGAAAACTTTTCAAGAAAAGCTATTGGGCATATGGATAACTATATAGGTAATGCTGTTGCTACTGGTAAAATGACAAGTACAGAAGCTAGAGCTGTTAAAGAGATGTTCAGTGGCAACCTAAAAACTAGACCTCTACAAGACTTTATTGGTTTAATGGCTGAGCAGGGACTTGCTCAGACTTATCCAAGACTTATGAGAGTTATTGGTCATGGTCTTAATGATGCATTAATGTTTGGTTTAATTGATACTGTATTTGAAGGATTCTCAACCTTTGAAGATCATGAGTTTGACTGGACAGCTCCATTGTGGGGAGCGGCTACTGGTATAGCATTTTCTCAAATATCATGGTTAAAGCCACGCGGCAAGTCAGCTAAATTTCTTCCTGACTTTAGGGCTGGTGTAAGAGCTACATTTGCCAAAGACCCTTATAAGCATTTTACAAAGCGACAATTAGGTGAAACTGCTAGGTTTTATGGACGTGTGTTGCCAGGATATCTTGATGAAGCTACTGGTAAGCGTGGGTCTTATATAGCTTATCCAAAGGACCCAAGGGGTAAAACTGGTCCAACTGTTGATCTTCAAGGCAAAGATGTGATTGGTCAGTTTGACAGGAAGTTTGGTAAGGATAAATCTAAGGCAGTGTTAAGAGATTACCTTGATAGTGAGAGGTTAAAATTTGGGAAAAGGATAATGAAGTGGTCGACAACTCAGTCATTAGGTAATATGCAGGCTAATTGGATGAGGATGGCTTTTGGAGGTATACTATTTAATTTTCATACATTAGCTAATATGTTTTTAGATGACTATGAGCCTGATATACATGATGTACTTCCACACTTTCTTATTGGTGCTTTTATGCAGTTAGGTAAGAACACTAGCAGATTTGATTTAGCATCAAATGATATAAACCAAGTACGTAAAAACCTATATGGATTAGGTTTCGATGTGAGACAATTACATGGTATACCATCATTTAATCGTATACATAATCCACTCGAAAATGGTATCAATAACAAGGCTACTCCTAGGACTATGAAAGAAGCTGAGGGAATAGGTGTATACAGCGATATTAACGAAGTGATTACACCACCATTACCAAAAGGCGAGATTAGTTTAATTGCTCAGAGTAATACTAAGTTTAATCTTATATATGATCATTTAATTAGTAAAGGTAGATTTCATAAAAATTTAGATCAGATCAGTGTAGCTGAAGGAAAGAGGATTGTAGATGCATTTGAAAAAGATACTAAATTAAAGACTGTTGATGAATATTTAAAGTTTTTTGAGGAGCAGGCTGTTGTAAATGCTAGAGGGTTTGAGCGTGAGTTCTCTGTTGTGCTTGAAAAAATACAGCAAGCTGATAATCTAGGTGAAAGACCAGAGTTAGATATTACATATGATTCTGTAGCTAAAACATACAGAGTTCCTAATACAATAGAGCCTAGCAGAGCTCTTGAAGATTTAGCAAGAGATGGTAAGCTTGATTTTATTAAAGGTACCGACGGTAGAACTACGTTGAGTGGTGACGCAGCTGTTGAAGCTTTATGGAAAAAGTTTGATGGGTATGTATCATTAGTTATTGGAGCCCAAGCTGCTGAAAAAGCTACTGAAATGCCTACTGCAGAAACACATAGAACAATTGAATCATCTGAGTTAGCTAGGCGTATTTATGATGCTATAGAAACTTCTGAAGCTGGTGTCAATAGAGCATTCCCAAATAAAACATCATACGCTGACCCATTTACATACTCAGGTTCGTTTGATGATTATATGCCTGTCATTGGCAAAAATTCTGTTATAAAAGTATCTGAACAAGTAAAAGATATATTTAGTCGTGGATTTGAAGATGGTGATAAACTTGCATCTTATTTAAGAGGTTCTGGATTGCTTCAAGGTGAAGGGATTGCAAAGCCAAGGCTAATAACAGATATTGATTCTATTAAGATAACATTTGAAGAAACATTTATTGATAAAGATTTACGAGAGGAAAGGTCTGGTAAAATTAAAAGAGCTCTTGGTAGAATACTTGAGTTACAAAGTTCCACTGCTTTATATCCAGATAGGATTGAGTTTGGAAAAAATGAATTAAGTATAGAAGCTGGCAAAGCTGAAGCTCTTATTAATTTTTTAAAGGGGCATGGTTTGAAGCAGACTATGTCTGAATCATTTCATCAGGACATAATAAGCTTCTTGCATAAAGATGCTATAAAAGGCAGTGGATTAACTATGGATGATGCAAACTCTTTATTTAAATTATCTGAATTAGGGTTTGCGAGGAGTACATTTGATTTTAATAGAAAGGCTCAAGGGTTTGAAATATCTCCAATAGATGAAAAAGTTATTCCAATAGGATTTGAAAGTGGTGTTATAGAATATAATAATTTTGTAAATGGTATTGTAGGAAGAAGTAATGGTATAGTATCAAGAGTAACTCCAAAGAAAGTTTTAGATGGAGCTGATGTTACTGAGCTATTAGTTAGAGTACAATCTGGCGAAACATCTGGCAGTGCTACAAAAGCATTGATTGATTTTATAGATAAGTTACCAACTACTGCAAATCCAGAGTTTAAGAGAGATTTAACACAATATATTACATATGGTGGTGAAAGTAAAGTTCTCACATGGCTCGCGCAATCAGGTGTTATGGCATATGAGCCTAAATCCAAGAGTGGATTTAAGATTAATATGGAGAAGTTTACAAAAGAAGTTCAAGCAGATATGACTGAAAGAGTAAAAGGTCAGGGTTTTACGCCAGATTTTTTAAAGAGGGAGATTGAACTAGAAGAACGTATGGCGAGAGATATTCTTAATGATGATGTGTTCTTGCCTTATCCTGATCCAAAGTTTACCTTCAATCATTTTTTAGAAAAATATCAAGTTGATCGTTTTGATTTATCTTTGGAATCATCAGAAGTAAAAAAGACTACATTTGAATCTTTATTATTATCTGATACGTCAGTTAAGAGACGGTCTGCATCTGATATAGTTGGGAATGCACTAAAAAGAATATCTGTTAGAATAGAAGGTGATCAGTGGGTTAGGTTTGATGAATTACCATCAAAAAATCAACCAAATTACAGAAAAGAAGTTACTAAAGATATAGTTAAGCTAATTGGGTCACAATTTAATCAGCGCCATGTTAATACATTTAAATATGAAAATGGTAATATAGTTCACGGTGAGATGTTTCAACAGTCTAACAATTGGAATAGATTAACTGATAAAATTGGTTTAAGTCCTGTTACAATAGATACTCAAGGCATCGTTTATGATATGTACGGTAATAGGGTAAGTAAAAGGTTTCTTAATCTATTTGGAGCTACAGCAAATCTTCCAAAAAGAGCTCGGGATGAAATTAATACACATAGAAATTATTTAAAATCAGAGTTAGATAATTTGAATGAGGCATTTAGCGAAGATTTAATAGATGCTAATCGGCCTGGCTTACAAGGTATGGTTATATTTGAACTCTCAAAAGGTATGGAGCCCCAGGCTTTTAGTAGAGTAAGTCTTCCATTGATAGCTAATCCTTATGGTGATCTTGTAAAAAGACATTCTAATAATAAAAGAATCGAAGAAAAAGCTAGAGCCAGGATGGATGAAGTATATGAAAGGATTCAAGACCCAGCTAGGGCTACCGATGCTGACTATGAATTTGCTTTAAGACAGATTATGTTTGAAGATATGCTTACAGGTAAAACTAAGCACTTTTTAGAAGATTTCTTTAACGATAAGTTGGATGTATCTAAAGTTTCTGGACGTATTAAATTATATAATTCTAAAGAGTTTGTAAGATTTGAAAGAAATACAGTTTTAAGTATGCAGGAAGTGTACGCAAAGTATTTTAAAGATCGTAAGACTGCTATGGTTATAGGTAGGATGTTCCAGAAGAATAATTTTGGTGTCGCTATAGTTAATGATGGACAATATTCAACTGTTAAGCGTGAGGTTGAAAGATTTTTAGAGAAAAATCCTGAAGTTAAAAGGGAGTGGGATTGGACTAGTGTTATGGGTAGCGCTCATGAGAAAGCTTCAGCATATGATAGTATAGCATTTGTTAGTAAAGATATGATGAGATTTATGCATGCTATGATAGGTAATGATCCTAACTCTAGAAACCCTATTAAGCCAGTTATATCTTCTGGTGGCAGAGATGGTAAAACTACTTTATTGTTGGGCAAGACCTTATTTGTTTATAGTGATTCATTAGATAAACTATTTAGTAACAAAGCCAATAAAGGTTTAGATGTAGTGTTAGCTTTGTCTGGTGCGAAAGCATTTAATAGAGGTAAGATAGTTGATGGTGAGGATTCATCTCTAGTCAATATGGAGTTTGAAAAGTTGAGTGAAGGACCTTCTCTTGGTGTAGAACAGATAAGAAAGATTCCATTAAATTCAATAGGTTTAAAACCAGAAGCTGATAAGTCAATTAAAGCAGCAGCTGAGGGACTTTCTGATTATAACTGGATGAAAAATCAAGAGTCTAGCGAACTGTGGAGAGAAGTATATGAAAATGATGTGAAGGCAGGTATAGAGATAATGGGTAAACTGGCTGATAATCCAGTAAGGCTCAGACAGTTTATGATGAAAACACTTGGTGATAGCGGTTTGTCTGCATCAGTTGAAAGTGGTGGGACGAAGAATTTGACATCTATGATGAACTATTTGTCTATATCAAATAAAGCCAATCCTCTTTCTATTGGTGAAAATAATGTAAAGAACAAGCTATACAATTCATATATGAATGCTATACTTAATGGCAGAAAATCAAATATTGATAATCAAGATAGAGTTAGGTACGGTGGTCAGTCATATTTAATCCAGGTTCCCGATGCAGCTCATAGACTAAAGCCAACACTTGTCAACAGTGACGGTACATGGGTTCAGCGTGGTGAGATAATGATAGGAGCTCATGAGAAAGATGTAAGAATTGCAGACATGATTAATAATGGCAGAGATATGATACTTGTAGATGGTGCTAAGGTGTTAAAGCCAGAAGATGTATTTAGTAAAAAGAGTTGGGATACATTAGTGTTTGAGCAAGGTCTTACATTAGAAAGGTTATTTGAAGATATAGAATTTGCGAAAGAAAAAGGTAAGCTTGGTAAAAATGTACAGATAGGTATAATGGTTAGTAGAAAGCCACGTACAAGACCAAATGACTTTGCAATTCTTGGTTTAAAGGGATTTCTTGGTAAGGGCTATGGTAGAGCAACTATGGTTAACAGCTTGGATGTTGTTAATGTTTTTGAAGGTGACTACGATGCTGATGCAGTTCATTATTTTTATGGTTCAAATCGTGCAATGCAAAGACATGTTGTCAGAGCTTCACAGTTTTTTGTTCAAGCCATTGATCCTGCAGATTTACAAAGACCAATAGATTTCAGCTGGACTGATTCAGTTACTAAGATAAATGCTAACTTTAAAGAAATGGCTGCAAGTGCTGACTTAGCTAAGAAGTCTATTGGAACTGTACAAACGCTTTCTAGAATGCTAGGTTTTTTAGACTCTATATCGTTTAGAAATTTTAAAGACCCTGGAGTTATGAAAGAACATGTAAGAACTAATGCTGATGGTAGTAAGTCAATGCCAGGGACTTTACTGTTCACAAATGATCCAAGAACAGGTAAACCTGATAAAGGTAGAATTGTAATTGACTTTGATACTCTTGATTATCTTCAAAGAAAGGCTCTTGAGTCACAGCATTTGATTGATTTAGATGGTGGCGTTAATACTCAGCTAATGAGAGATATTACTACATGGAAATCAGAATTTTTATTTCCTGAATTTGATAACAGTATTAGACCTGGTGAGATTAATGTTAATCATGTTAATAATATGATAAACAGGAAGCAGGTTTCTAAGCGTATAAGAATATTTAGACATTTAGGTGAAGATGGAAAAGAGGATAGACCATTAACAAAATTAGAACAGGATATGATTAGTATAATGATGTCTGAGTATGGAAGATTTTTAAATGTTGCAGGTGAGAAAACATGGCAAAGCACAGGTGAGCAGAGACAGGTTAGATATGATGATGTTTACGAAGGTTCTCACAGATTTTTTGAGTTCAATAAAGATTTAAGTAAGTCACTGTTTTATAAATTAGCTTGGAGAAAAGATGCTCAAGGCAATATGCATGCACTGTCTAATGAGTTTAAATCATATTTTGTTAGACCAGGCGAAGATAATTTTAGGACATACAAAGACAAAAAAGGGAAAGATAAAAAGTTTTATTTTCCAACTAAGAATATTTTTGATGGTCCTGGTGAAGGTATAAAGCAAAATTCTACTAATATATCAAAAGGTGAGAGAGGTAATATTGCAGAAAGAGCTATGCAACGTTTTTACGAAGCGGATATATTTGAAAATAATCAGAGTAAAAAGCATAGAGCTCATAGTGGTGTAACTGGTGGTATAGTTAGGACTATGGATGATTGGTATAATGCACTAAGGTCTGGAAATGCATCTGATTATGCTGGTTCTGTTGATTATATGCAGCAGAGTATTATAAAAGCTATTAGCAATTTTAATTCTGGTGCATGGATTTTATCAAAGTTAAGAAGTAATCAAGAGTCTGTTAAGAACAATTATAGGATACCATATAAAGCCAGGCAAGCTATTGTTAAGAAAATAGATAAATCTATAAAAGCAATAGAGAAGAAAATAAGTAGCCTTGCTCCTAAAAAATATTGGGAGACCAGACGAGTTAAGGATTTAACAAAGTTTAGTTATGTGCCTGTTGAAGGTAGGGAAACTAAAGAAGCTGTAGTAAGATATTCTACAATAAATACTCTAAAAGATGTTCTTGGTGGCTCGTTCAGTTTAAGCTCAGCAGCTAAGACAGATTTACAAGCGATAAAAGATATTAGAAAGATGTTTTATTCTAATTCTGATAATCTAGGTGACATACTAAGGTACAATGCGACGACACTTCTTACTAAACCTGAACTGGATTTTTTATCAACATATCCAACATTGTCTCAGTTTTATGAAGTCGAAACAAGAATGTTATCTAGAGGTGTTCAAAAACATGGATTAAAGTTTATACTTTCTTTTATGGAGTCACCTAGAGATAGGTATAAGATTGGTGTGTTTAGGAATCGTTTAGTATCTATGCCATATCAAAAGTCTAAAAGATATTCAAGAGGTCTTCAGTTCCTTAGTGAATACGAAAGTAATTTACAAAAGTTTAATTTACCTGATGTAGACAGGAATATTTTACGCCAAGCTATGAAAATTATACAAACTGTTGAATTTGAGTTTGACAGTTTCTTTAATGAAAGAACTCGTATGCGTAATTTTGATGAGAGGGAACATTCTATTGATATTGGTGATGGTGTACAGTTATCTCTAAGACATGTTAAGCTTCCAAATTTTGATAGAGAGCTTACTAGAGTTATGGGTGATTATGATACTATCAACTGGCAGCGTGGTTCTAATAGAATTAGCAGTGGCTTTGATTTAATGAATGATCATTTACTGGATTTTTATAGAAATATCATGGTGTTAGCTGGTAAAGGTGAGGAGTTTGGTGACCCTAGGTCAAGAGGTGGTTATGATCCTGACTCGTATTTAGGCAAGATGAATGGATTGCAGGCAGATATGATTGCTAACAATGTTATAGACCCAATAAGGTATTTAGCTGTAAGAGCATCAATAGAGAGAGAAGTTAAAGCTATAGCAAATGATGTATTAACAAGTGGTATAGTTAACAGGGGTAAAAATAGGCAAGAAGTTAGAAACTTGATGAAGAATCCTGTGTTCATATTGAATGGTGGCAGTGCTGAAAGCGGATTGTTTAAAGGGTATAGTCTTGAGAATAAGCGTTACTATAATGTTAAGCGAGTTAGAGAAGCTGTAAGAACAGCTAATGAAATGCAAGAAATATCAGGTAAGTACAGACCTAAGAGTTTAAGGGATGAAACAATATTGGATCAGTTTAAAAAGAACTGTAGAGGAGAGAAATAAATGGCACTAGGTGATCTATGTCTTCCAAATGCTAGTAAAATGGCAGATGAAATAGAAAAGTGGTCTAACAAGTCTGAAGTTAAAAATGTTATAGTCAATCCATATGAAGCTGCATTCAGGTTAGCTAGCACAGAATTTAATATGGAGTTTGAAGATATTGCACTTAGAAGTGTTGATATTACAAAAGGTCAGCTTAGCTCATTCAAAGGTAGGCTTGATGATCTTATTGTCGATATGAATCAGAATACTTTAGATAGAAAGTTTGCAACTACGTTTTGGCAAACATCACATTATGCTAAGAAAGACCCTATGATAGGTTCATTACTTCGCAATATGCAATTGTCTAATTTTTATTTTAGGGCACATGAGTCTACTGATAAAATTGCAATGAAAACAATGTTAGGGCATTTTGAAGAGGAGTCTATTAACAGAGGACTCGTCACAAGGCTCGGGTTGAAAAAGGGAGATGCTCAGAAGGAAGCTCAAAGATTAGATGACAGATTGAATGAGCAAAGAGCTAAATATAAAGATGGTGATCCTGATGCTATGAAAAATATGGAATCGATATATAAAGAGTTGAATGAACTTGTGTCAACTACATATTTAGAAGTTTATGATGATATGTTGTATATGATTGAAAATGATGTGCCAAGGATTGAAAAGGCAAGGTTTGATGCAATGACAGCTGAGAAAAAAGAGCCATATTTAAAGGGAAAGAGTAGAATAAAATTATCTAAGAATGATTTAATAAATGTAAAGATGAAAAGTGGTAAAGATATTTCTGATAATATGTATAAAGC